AGCCGGAGTAGCTGCCGTCGGAGAGGCGGGCGAGCATGTCGAGTGCGTCGGCCGTGTAATACTCCTCATTGAAACCTATTGCGCGGATATGTTTCAGCGCGTGGGCATCACCCTGCGGTTGCTGTGCCTCGATGACGTCAGACAGCAGTTTCATGGGCTGCAGCAAAGGACAGTTCTCCACCCAGAAGTCTGTCACATTCGGGGCGCACTGGCCGATGCGCAATCCACCGGTGGACAGCAGGGGGAAGTTCCTGAAGCCGATGTACTTGTTGTTTGCCGGATACTCGATGACTTCGAGACTGCCGCCTTCCGGAACCTTAATCTGGCTGAGATTGGTTCCGTCCGCATATATCTCACGGATATTCTGGCAGGCGCTCAGGTCAAGAGTACCCTGCAAAGTGGCAATGTTTGACAACAGGACTTTCTGTAGGCTGCCGCAGTCGGCAAGGGTAAGCCCGGTGATGGTGATGATGACGTTTTCGGTCTTGCTGCCCAGAATGAGCTCCGTCAGGCGCCGGCCACGGACCACCATGGTGCCGCTGACGTTCTTCCGGTGCCAGTCACCGATGGAGAGCAGCCAGCTCGCCGCCTGGATGGCGTTCTGCTGGTCGGCAGAGCCGCCGAGGTCGATGGTCATCCGGCACACTTCACCGGCCTTGGTCCTTGCGCCCTGCACGATGCTGGTACCGTTTGCAATGGCCGGGTACATGTCGAATGCCGGGGTTATCTCGTAATCTATCAGGTCGCCTGCTGCACGCACGATGATGGTGTCCGTTCCGCTGTTTGAAAACAGACCGTAGCTGTATTTCGACATGATGTACATGATGCGCTTCTTCACCCAGGCGGTTTCGGCAGAGCAGAAGTCGCCATGCGATTGGGTGATAGGGTCGGTGTCGTTGGTATAAGAGCCGCTGTTGTAGGCTATCTTGGCTATCTCGTAGCGTTTGGCATCGGCGTTGACCAGCGTGGCCGGGAAATAGTTCTTGATACCGAGATAATACTTCTTGTAGAAGGCATATACCTTGTCATAGGGAGTGCCCGAGGATTGTCCGCACAGGCTTTCCATGGCACTGAGCATCTTCCGCATGCCTGCCGCAATCTCGGCGCTGAATGCCAGTTCGAGCATGTTCCAGAATACGGATGTCTCGCCGTTCCAGATGGGCTGGCCGTTACTGTAAACATCGTGCATCTCGCAGTGGTAGGGCTTGCGGTCCTGACCCTGGTTGTCTATCGGGAAGATGGTGTCGGCATCGTCCAGGCGCCACCGCCACTTGCTGCCGGTAGTGCAGAAGTTATACGGATAGGTGTTCTTCGCCCGCTGGTCGGTTCCGGCCGTAAACTCCACGAAATTATGATGGAATACGGCGTCGCTGATGTCGAAGCAGTCGGGGATGGTAGCCCGGAAAAGCTGCTTCCTCGCATTGACGAACAGTTCATTCAGCTGGTCGGCCGTGAAGGCTGATAAATCACTGCTTAAATACTCTTTGAGCTGTGTCTTAAGGTTAATCTGCCCGGCCCCGATGTCCGAAGGGATGAATTTCCCTTCCGCCGCCTCATAGTAGTACAGATTGTAGAGGTCGGCATCGCCGGTCTTGGCAATCCAGTACTCATACCCCGTGCTCCGATATTCCGCAACAGAAGCATTCAGCTCCGCCAGCGTGCCGCCAAACGGACGGATGCGGTTGTTGCAGACATATACGGCGTTGTAGGAATCTATCCACCTCTGCGCAGAGAGCGGTTCGGTCTCGTCGGCATTCAGCTCTCCGGCGTCGAAGTCCCAGCAATTGGTATCATTGTACTGGAAAGCTTCCTCATCGGCATTGTACGCCCAGTATGACTTGCCGCGGTTCCAGGGCACGCGGAACAGTGCCCCCAGCGGTGCGTTGTCCGAGCCCTCTACAGAGAGAAGTTCCGGGAAAGCCTCCGTATCATATCCGAAGCAGAGGTCGTCCCCTTTGTCCGGACCGAAGGTGAACTCACCCATGCAGGTATATACATCCTGCCCTTCCTCGTTGACCGACTTCGAGAAGCCGATGAACGGTTCCTGATAGACGGCCACACGTATCTTCGGGTCGGCAGCCATCGCCTCGTTCTTCATGCCCATCTCCTTGAAGAGGGCATCGTAGGCATCCACGCTGCCTGCCTTGTGGTCCTGCATGGAGCTCGCCCAGTTCTTCTTGGCGGTCAGGCGCCCGGACTTCGGGACGTTGTCGTACATCAGCACACAGTTCTTGTCCGTAGTACCGTCGGCATAGGTCGCAATGGAGGCTATCTTGTTTCCATCAGCGTCCTTCAGCCCTTTCATCTTAAATCTAACATTCCACTCCAGGTATTTTTTGGAAGATGTACCCTGGCCTTCCACCAGCAGATTGGTAAGCGTGAAGTTCCTCTCCGGCTTGTCCTTGAAGAAGACTTCCAGATTACCCGCCACGCCCGAAGGGTTCATCAGGTTCGGGAAAGGCTTGTCTACCACAAACACGTTGTACAGCAGCTTCGTGGCATTGAAGTCGATATTCACACCCTCACCGTCCAGCACGAGGTTGACGTTTTTCTCCGCAAGCTTCTCGTCGGTGGTCACCAGCTGGTTGATATAGTTCTTCTGTACGGCTTCCGAAGGCAATGCACTGTCGTAGACACGCAGCCCGTACAGGTAGAGGTTGGCATAATCGCTACCCAGCACAATCTTGCCGTCATTGCGGAAGTAGTCGTTGTTCTCGTAGGCATACTGCCGGTTCTTCTTGCCGTTGATGTAGATGGCCACAATGTTGAACCCTGCATTCCCGTAGGCATCGGGCATCACGACTACTGTCAGGCGGATACGCACACCGTTGTCTATAGGTACGTCCTGCGTCGAGCTCTCCTGCATGGACTGGGAGAAGAAGGATACGTTCTCGCCCGACACGCGCAGGCCTACGTTGTTCTCCGCAATGGTGATGATGTCCTTGCTGGCATCCGAGGGATTCTCCACCTTGAAGTCGATTTCGATGGTCTTGCCCCGGCGGGCGGCTTCCGTGGCGAAGGGGCGGTAGTCTATCACGGCCCTGCTGCGGGCGAATATCTTCAGTGCCTTCACTCCGTCGGCGTCAGCCGCCCATCCGTCGTTGCTCCAGTTCAGGTTGCTCCACTCTACCGGTACGGCCGTCTTGTCCACCTCGTTGATGACGCTCCTGTAATTCGTCTGCGAGTTGGCACGGGTCCGAGGATTGATATAGAGTGCGGCGCCTGCCGTAGCCGAATAGCCCAGCGAGTTGTTCACCGGCAGGACAATGGGTTCCGTCAAGGCATCCGCACTGTCCGTCACGCCGACTGTGACGCCGAAGTCGGCATCGTCATCCGTCTCCACCTCCATCGGGTAGGTGAAGGTGTTCCTTGCGTTCGCCACGATGGCGTCATTCTCGGAACTGTACACCTCCATGCCGCCTCTGGTGATGGAGAACCTTGCCTCGGTCAGTGCGGACGGACCGTCGTAGATGGCGTAGTCGAACACCGTGTTGTCCTGCCAGTTGGTGAGCTGTTCCGCCACGTTGTTCACGCACATAAGCTTCACGGCTTCGCTGGCCGTACGGATGCACATGATGTTGACCGATACGGATTTTGTCTGGATGGTATTGTCGGAGTTGGAAAGATAGAAACTCACGTTGTATACGCCCGTCGCTCCCGGATGCTCCAGCAAGTAGATATACGGAGTATCCAGATACACGGCTGTGCCTATCGCCTTGTCGTAGCTCTGGCTGTAGCCGTCGCCGGTGACGGTCAAGTGCAGCGTCTTGTTGATGTTGCCGTTGATTATCATCGGGATGTTGATGTTCCCGGAGAAGGCGGTCCACCAGGCGAAGTTCGGGGCGCTGATGCCCAATGACGTGAGTTGCACGTTGTACGTCACCGGTGCGGTGGTCTTGTCGGTATTCTCCCCCTTGATGGAAATCTTCACGCTGTTGCTTCCTGATGACAGCCATTCGGCTATGTCCTGCCTGATGGATACGCCCGAAGAGACTTCCATCTGCTTCACCACGGTGAAGTCGGCATACTTGGCGTTCTTCATCATGATGGTGCACAGGCCGAGTTCTCCGGTAGACTTGTAGGGTTCGTCCAGACTGTCCCGGTACTGCGAGACGAACGTAAAGTCAAGCACGCACTCCTCGCCGTACTGGGTGGCGAAGCCGAGCGAGGCCATGTTGTTCCGGACATATACGCTGTACATGGTTCCGGCACCTCCGGCCAGTTCGCGCACAGTCTGTTCAAGCGTCGCACCCGCCGCCCCGTCGAAGGCCGTACCCGGGTCGGTGCCGATGACAAGCTGCGCATTCCTCACTTCCTGCAGGGCGTTTTTCAAGCTCTGCATCGCCGCCTTGTTCGTCTCGAGGCTGTTGTCATTAACGCACTTGGCGAACTCGTTAATCTTTCCGACAAGCTCGTTCAGTTCCTCGGCCTTGAGGATGTTGCCACGAACGAAGTTTCTGTTTAATTTATCCATAACCTATCCTAATATATCGTTGTCATCAAGCCTGCTTGAGTCCAGTATGAAGTCTACAATCTCAATAACCTTGCCGCCACGCGCGGCAAGGGCGTGCATTATCAGGTTCGTCTCGAGCATGCCCGTGTCGGCCATGTCACTCTCGATACGGCTGATGACCGCATTCGTGGCACCTCCATCGTCACCGGTCACGCGCTTGCTCAAAACGAACCTGATGTAGCCCATGTCACTTGACGTTCAGTTGGTTGATAATTTCACGCTTCACTGCGGCTATGAGCCGGGAGTTCTTGACTACAAGCTCAAGGGCCTTGCTGTATCGTTCAGGAATCTCCACTGCATCCTTTGAATAGTAGATGCTTTTAGCTAAGTCCTCAAAGCCTATGTCCAGCAGGATACTGCCGTTGTACATCATTTCATTGCCGACGGTTTCCGCGGCGTCGAAGGTCTGTCTGCCGCCCTCGAATGAGGTCTGGGCCTCGATTTTTCTAAAGTTGATTTTCATGATACGTATACTATTAATTTATAATATCCTTTTAATTATCTGGCTGGATAAGATTTCTTGAGTATGCCATTTTCAAAAAACCTCAATCCATACATAGTGTCAAGCCAAACCTCGTCACTTTCGCCAACACCAGTTGAATTCATTATACTAATTCTGTTTGTAGAAATACTAAGAATGCTTAGAGTACTTCCATGACCACTAGTTATCGAAATATATGGGCTATTCTCATTACCATCCTTAAAACCGATATCAATAACTTTATCATTATTATTGTCATACACTCTTATGCTGCCATATGTTCCGTCAGTACCATATTCATTTTCCTCCTTTATAGTTACGCGGCTTCCTCCAGACATAGATGTACTAAATTCGCCTTTAAATACTCCGCTATTGGCTGTAACATTATTCAAGGTAATGTTATTCAAAGTCGCATCATTCCCGTTGATGTCACCCGATAATGTAAGGTTATTGGCGGTAATGTCATTCAGCGTCAAGTTTCCGTCCCTGTCCACCACGAACGTGTCGTTCGCCACGATATGCCCGTTGAACCGGATGAGGTCGGCGCTCACCAGCGCATTGCTCTGGAACCTCCCGTCGGGCAGCTCGGTAACGAAAGCGGCTATATACGATTTCTTTACATAACCATCCGAAGCGGTTTTCTCTGCAAACATCTGCACAAGGTTTGATTCGGTGATGAGCCCCGACTTGTCGATGTTCGTGATATGCCCCGCCGCATCAAAACTCACCTTCTTCGACAGCAGCGAGTTGAAGTCCCCGGTCGTCACAAGTCCGGAGGTACTGATATTCGTAATGTTTCCGGAGCCGTCGAAGTGGATGCCCTCCACCAGTGAGGCAATGGCATCCTTTGTCACCTGGATGGCCGCTGTATTCTCATCCGCCGTACTCTGCGCTCCCCGTGCGGCATAATAGGCATCGTAGGCATCGCTTATCCCTTGATTCGCGAGCCTCGTAGCCTCGGCAATGCCATTTTCCGAATCCGTCACCGCAACCGTGATACGGTCCCCCAGGTTCTCGATATAGGCTGTCGTGGCGGTGGAGGAAGGCCGCCAGTGGGATATACTGAAGTTTTCCCCGGCTTTCTTTGCTGTGATAGCTACAAGCGAATCATTCTTATATGACACGCCTCCCGAAGAGAACGTCGCGTTCACCCACATGTCCCCCATGTCGTAGTCATCGGCCGCGGTGGGCTGCGACACGAATACACGCCGCTTGCCGTCGGCCGTATCCTGCGCTTTTTTAGCATCTTCCAGCGCCTTCAGCGTCAGGTGGTCGGTGATTTCTTCCCAGGCACCCGACTCGAACCGGTAGCCCTGCCCGGTAGCGGTGTTGTAGAACAGGTCCTGGTCGTGCATAGCCTTCAGCTCCGCAGTCGTCCATTCCGAAGCGGGAATGTTACTCAATGTAGGCTCATAGTCATAGAACCACATCGTGTACTCCTTGTCCGTCTGCTGCTTGATAATGTCGAGATTCACCTGCATGTCGTCAAGTGTCTTGTCCATATCCTTACCGGTGGCCTGGTTGATGAACTTGGCGGTAATCTCGCTGAGCACCGTATTGAAGTCAATCAACGGTTCGGGCATCGTGTACGAGTTTATCCCATTATATATGCGCACGTAAGGCCCTCCGGCGGTAACGCTGTCCCATACAATGGCACCTTGTCGGCCCGTGTCCGTCCGGTTGCCGAGCTGCACGATGCTGTCTCCGGCAAGCGGGATGTCGCTGCCCGATGCACAGTCGTCCTTGGAGAGGTCTATGTAGTCGTCTCCCGTACCCGTCACGAGCCGCCAGTAGTAGTGGTTGCCCGATTTCAGGTTGAACGTCTCGCAGATGGCCTGGTCATCCTCCTGGAAGGTGTTGTACACGGTACGCCCCTCCGAATCAGTGGTCTTGAAATAGCAGCGCCAGTATGTGCCCTTGTCCTCCACGCGGTTGCAGATGATGCCGCCGCCGGTATTGTACTGCCTGCCCCCGACATAGGTGGACTGCTGCACCTGGATGTCCTCCACGCTCAGCTTCTTCCGGATGTCCACAAAGTCGATGTCGAGATGGTAGTTGCCGTCCGCGTCCCGGTAGATGCCGAAACCTGAGCCTCCGGCTGAGAAGTTCTCCGACACGAGGTCTTTCAGCAGCATGATTTCGTTCAGCGTTGCCGTGCCCTTCACGTTGATGCCCTCGATGAAGGTCATCAGTTTCTCGATGGTCTCGGCGATGTCCTTGCGCACGTAGCGGTCGTCGTTGTCGTTCTTGCTGCCTATAGGGTCAAGCTTGAAGTGCCTCTTCCCGTCGGTCTCCGGTATGCTGTCGTCCTTCGACAGCTTGTAGACGGCGCCCCCGTTCTCAAGGGTGGACACGAGCTGTCCCGCATAGGGGAAATAGGCTTCGGCGTCGGTGTTCCTCGCGTATACGCGTGCGTCCTCTATGGTATCGAATACAGACGAGCTGTCGATAGGCCGGTACGTTGTCCTCTTGTATTGCAGCGCAAAGCTGCTTCCGTTTATCTTTACCATGTCAACTCGTTTTGAATGTGAATGTATCGGCATCGTTCGTGCCGTCGGTCCGTATCACCCACATGCTGTAGTCCTTGGCCGTGCTGCCGTTGGCGCCCTCCACGGAGATGGAGGCGGGGCCGCTGCACACTCCGGCGTCTTCGATGAAGTTGCCGGGATATGCGGTCAGGGTGAGCTCGCTCACGGTTCCCTCAGGTATGCAGATTACGATTGTCTTCCACCGGCCGACACTGAACTTGTAGCTGCCGGAGCCGGTGTACATCCCGCCGCTGCCGAGTGACCGTACCTGGGCCGATGTGGCAGGCACAGAGTCCACAACCCCGGCAAACCACTTGCGGCGCACGTTTACGCTGATGGTGTCGTTCAATGTCTTTTCCGGCAGCTGCCCGTCGGCCGATGCGGCATAAGTGACGGCGGCCTTGTAGGTCTCCCTCTCGATATAGGTGCCGGACAGCCGTCTGACAGCAGTCTGTACACCGGAATTCTCTTCCGAAAAATGCAGTATATTATCCTTCTTGTCATCATAGTAGGCTTCCTTCATGGCACCCTGTCCGTTGCGTGTGGCCGTGTAGGTGATATATCCTTTCGGAGTGCCATATTCCACATCATTTGATGTCGATATGCTGCTCCGGAGTTCCGCTCCTACCGGTCTGTAAAGCATATTGCGAAAAATCTTTTCCCATGTCTCTCCGGAAGCAACCACATCTCCCTTCTTTATATATCCTACATCGCTGGAATTGACAAGGATATCCTTCTTCAGTTTGTCAGACACCTCTGTGATGGAAGAAGAGCCACTGCCTCCGGAAGAGGAACTCCCCCCCATTGACACCACATACTGCAACTGCGAGAGGCTTGCTTCCACTGTCCTCTTCCATCCCTTGCCGACCTTGTTGGTGCACTCAATGTTGGCGATTCCCAGGTTGTCCAGCTTCCGCACCACCTTCGTCATCCGGGTGTCGAAATATCCGGAAGAGAAATACTTGTCACTGAGCAACCGCACACGTTGACCGAGCTGTAATGGTATGTTTTGCTTGTCCACCCATATATAGTCTGTGTCGCCACCATAGATGGATATGTCATCGCTGTATTTCTCCAAGAAACTGTCCACGGCAGCCTTGTAGTCCTGCTCAGCCTGAGCTTCGTATGATTCTGGCATGCGAATATTCCAGGGAATATACGTGTCTCCCGGCTGGGGTACAAGGTTTCCGCCCGGTATCTGAATGTCATCGGAAGGATAGGTGTTGATGATTTCCCATTCCAGCGTATCCGAATTATAGTTGGCCTCGAACCAGTAATTGTTGCTTTCGGAATTTCCCTGCCCGGCAAGGTCACCGGTCTGAAAGGATATACGTTTCACAAGCCCGGCAATCTCGTTCTTGTTCGGGTCAAATAGCATTCCTTCGTCATTAAAATAGTAGACCGTAAACTTCTTGCCGTCCTCATCCGTCTTTTCTTCACTTCGCACAGAGGTGACCGTTCCGGTGTATTTCGGAAAGATTTCCGAAAATGCGGATTCCTCCACATGCTCGAACAGTCCGTAATGCGTGTTCCGGTCCACATATTTCGCTTTGTCCGGCAACTGGAGACGGCTGTAGCCATAGCGGCTGCGGTCTATGTTCTTAGTGCTGCCAAGAGGAATTAAACGTGTAAAGAACTTCACATCATCACTGTTTTCCGACTGTACCAACGAGGTGAGGCCCTGCAAATAGCCCAGTTCTACGAGCTCACCACGTTCACAACGGGTCAGATTGATTTTGAAATCATCCACCCACCATTCGGACTCAAAAGCGTCGGACATCAGCGACAAGGCATCCCAACAAGTGGCATTGTTGTATTCCACTGTCTTGTTCGCGGATTCCAAAACTTCACCAATGCTCCATACCGGTATAGATGACAATCGGTTCATGTTATCCACCCATTTCTGCAGATGTACCTTCGGACTGTCATTCAGAGAGAACTGCGGTTCATACGCACCGTCCGTCAGGTGCAGGTACATCACCTGCTCAGCGTCGTGGATGGGGGCGTAGAACTTCACCGAGTAGTTGTACGTCTGCCTGTTCTTCTGCTTCGGCTTGTACTCCTTCTTTATACTGAACTTCACTCCCTCCAGCAGCACATAGTCCTCCACGTCCAGCATCACGTAGGACGGGTGGGTAAAGGAGACCGACACAGAGCATTCCTTCATCAGTTCCTGGTTCCAGGTGGAGGAGGAGGATGTGGAAACCGTCAGTTTCAACTCTCCGGACCGGTTATAGATTTTGAGTTCCATTCAAACAACTTTTAATCGTTATTTAAAGAGCTCCGGGTTTCGGTTCCCGAAACTTCATTTTCCATCTCTCTACGACCGTTCCGCCGGCTACATCCGTCACGGTATCGAAGTCGGAAGAAGACTTGTAGTAGAACTTATAGGCGGATGTCTTCCCCTTTACCTGCAGGTTCACCCATCCGGAATACATGACCTTCATCAATGCCGCACGGCGGGTCTCGCATTCCTCCGGAGAAGAGGCGTATACGGCGAAGTACAACGTCACGTCACGGGCCTTGTAGCAGGATGACGGCAATGCCTCCGGCAGTTCCTCGCCGTTGCGTTCCCGGAAATCCACGGCAGTATACTCCTTCATCTCAAGCGGTTTCAGCAACTCGCTGAGATTAAAGTTATCCTCCTCTCTGTCCTCACAGAGGAAAGCGGAGTATTCCGTCCAGGCATCCTTGCCGTTTATCGTCATATATCCTGTCAAATCTTTCATAAGCTTGCTATATCGTTTTCCATCCGTCCCGGTCCTTGCTTGCCAGAAGGTCGAATATGTCTTCCAGTATCTTGCAGTAAGCGGTGTTCTCAGCTATCTGCAGGAATATATCATGGTCGGCGGAACGTCCCTTCGTCAGTTCCTCCAGCAGACGGTGCATGCCACTGGCATGGTCCTGCAGGGAGGTGAACAATCCCTCCAGTTTCGTACCCTGTTCCTGGCTCATGGCGGTAAAGACACCGCCGCGTCCTGATTGGCTGCCTCCATCTTCGCCCGATGGTTTCCAGTTGAAATCTTCCATCAGCTGCTCACGCTCTTTCAGCATCTCATCGATTATCTTCCGGTAATCCCCGCGCAGCTTCTCCGCCTCCGTGGAAGAAAGTCCGTCCTTGTCGGCCATGTCCGCCCATGAGTCATACAGTTTCTGTATCCGGTCCTTGTATCGCGTGGCTACCAGTGCGGAGAAAATGGCATTCTGCAGGTACTTCTCAAAACTGTCCGCAAAATCCTCCGAAGTGGCATCCATATCGGACAGCATGGAGACGAAGCTGTTATAGAAGCTGTCAAAGTCCGTCTTCGTCAGTGCCTCCTTGCGGGCTTCCTGCACCTCCTGCCAGGCTTCCTCGCTTTCGATAATCTGGTTCAGGTAGTCCTGTGTGTCCTCGTGCAGTTCGCTCCAGAAACCGCTTGCTTCATCACGAAGTCTCACCAACTGCTCATACGAGAGGTCGAAGAGTCCCGTCATGCGACCGTCCCCTATGCCGTATTTATCGAAGTCGCTACCCAACACCTTCCTGGCTTGCTCCCAGGCGGACCGGGAGATGTCCTTGCGCTGGTCGGTACCGTGCGAGGCGCTTGACCCCACGCCCAGAAACCCCTTGCTTGCACCTGCATTCAGATAGGCCTTACCCATCTCCCGGGCATAGTCCTGCTGTTTTTTCAGCAACTCACGGGCACGCTCATAAGAGTTGTCGGCATTGGCGAAGTCGTCCGCCTCCATGGAAGCAACGAGCTCCTTCTGTTTGGAAATGACCCTGTCGAGTACTTCCATGTAACTCTCGTATTTCTCTTTGGCCTGCCGGTAACGTCTTTCCGATCGTTCGCCTCCCCAGTCGGCACCGAACAGGCTGCCCACACTCTTGATGGCACCGCCCACGGTGTTCACCACACCGCTTATCATGCCGCCGATATCCATGCTGAGCAGTGATTGGGCAAACTGGCTGATGCCTTCGCTCATGGTGTTGAATCCTTCCACCACACCTTTCACATTCTCGTCAACAGTGACGCCAAAGCCTTCCAGTGTGGAGATGATGGTACCGGCAGCCTGACCGTAGGATGACATCCTGCCCGCCACACCCTGCAGCGATTGCGCCAATGCCGCCTGCTTTTTCAGACGGTTGTTCTGGGCGGCTGCAAGGTTCCTTTCAGCCTGCTCCTGGGTCAACAGTCCGGCTACAAGTCTGCCGGTCTCGTCCCTATACATACCCGTAACCACTTCACCTCCTGCCATTACGGTGTTCA